GCGATGAGTCATACTGCAAGTTCTATTGCAAATACTATGACGCATCAGGCGAGATCGGATGCGTTGGTATAAAAAAAGGCAGTGGAAAAAGTGAATACCCAGTGATAGAAGATGCCGAAGCAGACACAAATGCTTTGGAGTATTTGCAACTAGATGCTAAAATTAAGGAACTAACTGAACGTAAAGATGCTATCAAAGAGAATCTAGTCGGTCAGTTTGGAGTCACTAAGAGTGGTATCCAAGTGCAATGGTCTACTGTGAAAGGTTCTTTCTTGGTAGATAAGGATGAGGTCAAAGAAAAACTTGGCTACATCCCAGGCAAAGAAGGTAAAGAATCAACAAGAATCTCAGTAAAACAAATAGGAGGAAATAATGGCTGAAACAACAAAGTTTCAGGCTAACTTCAAGTTAGCAGACGGAACGCTCATAAACGTCTATGCAGATAATGCTGCAGAATTTGAGACACAACTAGGTCAGACACAGGATCTTGCTGCACTAATTCATAGTGTGAGTCAATCTCTTACAAGCGCTGGACCTGCTAAGACCTTTCAGCGTAGTGCTGCTCCAAGACCGGCAGCCTCCGCTCCAGCACCACAGATAGAAGAAGGCAAGTCACCTATCTGCTCTCACGGACCAATGGTATTTAAGACAGGGACCAACGCGAAAGGTCCTTGGAAGGGATGGTTATGTGCTGCACCTAAAGGTGCAACAGATAAATGCGCTCCGATCTGGTCGTGAGTAAATGCGAGAGCCGCGTGAATACGAGGCTCCGCTATGTGCTCAAGTCGGAGGAGAACTCTGGTTCCCCGACAAGGGTGGTGACGTTACAGGTGTCAGTAAAGCACTACGAATATGTCATCAATGTATCCACCGGCTTGAATGCGCTGAATGGGGTATCAATAAAGAAAAACACGGTATCTGGGGTGGTCTAACCGCGCAACAACGGAGAGTGATCCGCAGAAAAAGAAAGATAATAGTGAGGGACATTGCTTAGATTACATAAGGCTTGGGCAACTACACAGGTAAAAGCAGAACCTTTGCCTGTAGTTTGGAAGGACTTGAATAATAACAATATCAAGTTCCGCAGAGGGCAACTATGTATGGTTGCTGCTGCGCCAAATGCTGGTAAATCTATGTTTGCTCTTGTTTATGCAATCCAAGCAAAGATCCCAACTTTATTCTTCTCAGCAGATACTGACATTGCAACTGTATCTCTAAGAGTAGCCGCTGCTCAATCTCGTCACGATCAGGTGACAGTAGAGCAAGCATTCCAAGAGAGCAATAAACGCTATGATAAATATTTACAGGAAGCATCACACATCCAATGGGTGTTCGACTCATCTCCTAATCTTGATGACATCGAATCGGAAGTGAAAGCCTATGTCGAACTCTATGGAATCTATCCTGAACTAATTGTTATAGATAACTTAATGAACGTAGTAGCAGAACACGATAACGAATGGGCTGGACTACGTGACATAATGATGAACTTGCACGATATGGCGCGGAAGACTGAGGCGTGTGTCCTTGTCCTCCACCACGTTTCTGAAGCCAGTGAGTATGGTTCCCCCACTATGCCACCGCCTCGTCGTGCCATCCACGGAAAAGTATCACAACTACCCTCGGTGATACTAACCCTTGGTTACGATCCGTCCCAAGGGTTCCTACGAGTAGCCGCTGTGAAGAATCGGTTTGGACCTCACTACGCTGATGCTTCACAGTGGACTACTTTGTTCGTCAGATTTGCCTCCTGTTCAATAAGAGATAGCGATGCAGACGGTAGAGTCTTGCTACGCCAGAATAAGATGGATGAGCAATATGAGTCGCTATAACAAAGTAAAAGGATCTAAGTTTGAAACTGATGTGATGAAGTATCTACGTTCACTAGGACATTTCGCAGAGCGTCTGGCTAAAGCCGGAGCCTCAGATGAGGGTGACATAGTAACCATAATCGCAGGTCAGACCTATATTTTAGAATGCAAGAACAGAAAGAGAATGGATTTGCCAACCTTCTGGGCAGAGGCTGAGAAGGAAGCAAAGAACTATGCAAAGGCTAGAGGGCAAGTGGTTGCACCTCCTGCCTTTGTCATAGTCAAAAGAAGAAGCGCCAGCGTAGAGCAGGCTTGGGTAGTACAACCACTAGAGAAATGGATAGAACAAATGCCAACACCGCAAGGAGATATAACGACCTCTGAAATCCTAAAACCAAAGGAAGAGGAAAAGAAAGAAGAGCAGAAGTGATCTGCGACGACTGTCAAGTAGGCGGAGACTTTAACTCCAAGGGAAATTACGATAAAGCAGATGAACTGCACGGATACTGCAAAGGAGATTGCACTTGTCTTCACAAGACTGGAGCAGGGTGGTACGTAAAGGCGGGCGAAAAGGCCAAACCAATGCAGATTCAATCTCCATAATAGCCATAGTCAATCACTATGGTGGTGAGGTAAGAGAAGGTAGAAGTGCAAGTGTCAAGTGTTGTATGCACAATGACTCTAGACGCAGTGCAGTTATGAATACTTATGAGAACCTTTATTTCTGCCACACTTGTGGCAAAGGCGGGACAGGGGTTCAGATAGTGATGGAGAAGGAGGGATTGGATTTCAAGGATGCATTACAACGAGCAAACGAAATCGCTACTTCAGGCGGTTACTCGGTACGCCGAGGCACTAGACGAGGCAAGTCTAGCGTACCTAGACGGACGTGGAATATCTAAGGAAGTTGCAGAGCAGTTCTCACTAGGAACTGTTGTTGATCCAGCAATGGGTCACGACCAATTTGTAGGGTGGATCTCCATCCCATACTTCTCGGCCTTGGGTATCTGCACCTCAGTAAAGTTTAGAAGAACCGATGACGGCAAGCCGAAGTATGGTCAGCCAACCGGTCAGAAGTTGCACATCTACAACGTATCAGATGTCCTTACCGATAGCGGTTACATAGCCATTTGTGAGGGTGAGTTAGATGCAGTAGTTATGTCAGGACAATGTGATATACCTGCTGTTGGTATCCCAGGTGTAGCGGCCTGGAAACCATACTACTCAAAGTTGTTTGGAGGTTTCGATAGAGTTTTCATATTAGGTGACAATGACGTAAAAGAAGATGGCACAAACCCTGGTGCGGAATTTTCTCGGCGTGTCGCTTCTGAGGTAATAAACTCGCAAATAGTACATTTACCCCAAGGGATGGATGTTAATGAGTACTACCTCGCCAATGGTCCAGAGTCGGTCAGGGAATTGCTAGGAGTAGCAAAGTGAATGAGCAAGAAAAAGGACTTACAAGAGGCAGCAAGATTATTGATGGATATGGGGATGATAATAGTCTCGATAGATTACAAGAGTGGAACGATTACTTGCAAGCCAATGCCGGTAAGAAAATAGATGATGCCTTCATCGCAGATGTATGGCGAGTACTGGATACCGCCGGAAATCTGCTCATCCGCAAGCATCACGATTACGGCCCGAAAAACATCGCTCACAGTCCAGGTGGCCCACTCAACGGACTTAGAGTGCGTATGTGGGACAAAGTGGCTCGCATCAATAACCTCCTTGATAGCAACCTATCTCCCTCAAACGAAAGCCTAAGAGATTCCTTTATTGATCTGCTGAACTACAGCGCCATTGCAATTATGGTGCTTGATCGAAAGTGGCCCGAGTTACCAAATGACTAGCCGATTGAACCCCGCACTAGAAGAACTTGTCCCCTCCGTAGTGGCTACGATCCACCGCAAATACAGACCTTATACCGAAAAGCCCGACCTTCTACAAGAGGCCTGGGCTTTCGTTCTTTCTAGAGCAGAACAGTTCAATGAGTTGCTAGATATTGACAATGAAATCCAGCGTAAGTGGAACGAGAAGAAGATCGCCTGGCAAATACGCAGGGCTTTGGAACGATACTCGCGCAAAGAGAAAGCCAGCAAGTCTGGCTATATGGTAAATGATGAGGCCTACTACGATACTGTCACTATCGCTCAGTTGCTCCCCTTTGTAATCAAGAGTTTTGTTTTGGATGTCGCACTAGAGCAGAGTCAAATCCTAATAAATGACGGACAACCAAAGAAACCCTCTGCTCCTGCCGAGGGTGGCAACCTACTTGCCACACTCGTAGATATAAAGAAGGCTTACGAGAAGATAGAGAAGGAAGATCAGGACATCCTGCGCCTTCGCTATTATGAAAACCATACCCTTCAGCAACTCGCTGAATACCTAGAGTGCCACTTCTCAACTGCTGATCGTAGATGTCAGCAAGCACTTAGGAAACTACAAAACGAAATCGGAGGCGATACGCCGTGGGGCTAATCGTTCAACTTTCCCAGGCAGAGGTAAGAGTCTGTTCTCTCCTCGCCATAGAACGCTGGCTTACCAAATTCGGGTCAGAAGATAGACCTAACTACGCAAGTGGTAAGAAGTTTGGCAAGTTAGAGCCGGAGATCAACGCCAATATCAGAGCCAATGTAGCAGAGTGGGCGGTTGCTAGGCAATACAACCTAGCCTGGAATGTTCCCTGGTATCCAAACGAATTACATAAGCAGAGAAAGAACATCCCAGATGTGGGCAACTTTGAGGTGAGAACTGTTCGCACCCAACCTGCTATCCCTTTCTGGAAAAAAGACGCGGGGCGGATCGTCTATGGTGTGAAAGTATTGGATGAAGAATACTTCTCGCTGGTAGAAATCTATGGTTGGTTTGAGGCAAGTAAGTTTATGGATGAAGCCCACTACGATAAAGAGATAGATGGTTGGCGCGTTCCAATAGATGAGTTAGTTCCGTGAGTCCTTATTACGACTTCGCTTGTGACTATTGTTTGTTTGAGTCTGAGATCGAATTGCCTATGACCCACTCGTTTGAGTTGGATTGCCCAAGATGTGCCGAACCTTTACGGAAAGTAATAACCCCTGCCCCGATTCATTTCAAGGGCAAGGGCTTTTACTCAACCGATAAGGGTTAGCCTCTCTTTCTCAGGCAGGTCTTACATACGCCGTGCCTCTTCAGTTGGATCGGTGTGCTTTCGCGCCAGCACCCAGGACACTTTGGTTCATCCTCATCCCAATTAGGTCTAGTAGCAAGGATGATTTCTAATGCTTCCTTCATAGTTTCTTTGTCCATTACTTACCTTCCTCTAATAGGTGGATGATCTCACTTAGAGCATCTGCCCTACCTGCCTCAAAGGTATAGCCCTCACCTATTGCGCTGGCTTGTATCTTTTTGGTTTCCTGATACTGACGAACCAGATATGCCTTTAGTTCTTGTATAGTCATAACTACCTTTCTTGACCACAACTTTTGTGATCTGAAAGTAATTATACTCAGCGAGTTTTTTTGGGTTATCAAAATTTCATAGGTCGCAGACGGCGACACTCCCGAGATTCGGTTTGACTTGACAAAGAAAATCACTACTTATCTAAAAGCAAAACCCCCGACTAGCACTCTTGCGTCAGGGGTTCTACTGTGCTGAACCGAAAGGTAGTAAGGATCAGCAGTTCTACTCTACCACATTTTCAGTAGTGTTTATTTTTGAGCCAAAAATTCCAAGCCTTACAAGGTCGTTGATAACGATGCTCAATGTATCTAAGACCTCTAAGTATTTGGATTCTAGGATTTGGATCTCTGAGTCTAAGGAGTTGAGGTATTCCAAAAGCACTTGACTTGGGGTTTTTTGCGAGGTGGTCGAAACGACTCTCGTATGTCCAGAGTAGTCGTAGGCAGACCCACTCCTTTCCTTTCCACCCCCAACCAGCGTTAGCGTAGGCTTTTGCGATCCTTCTGTTCTCACGCTTCTCCTCCATTGTGGCGTGGCGAGATTCGATCACCAAGTCTTTCGGTAGTTTGACCTCGCTCGTCTTTGGAGAAAGCGCGTATAGGAAGCCCACTATCAAAGTCAAAATCAACCCAAGCCTTACCTTGTTCCTCATCTTTCCGCCTTTCCTCGTCTAGATACTGTCGGTATAGGTCTGGGAATTCCCTTCCTAGACGGACAAGAGCGCGTTCTCTTGCCCTGCGGTAGTTCCTTTCGTAGATCGCTTGCTTCTTTATGGACTCTTTACTTTCCGTCATTTAGTCTATCCTCCCAGCAGATAAGGAGATAGGCTATCAGAGAGATGATAAGAACGGCTACAAATAGCACTAGCCCCTCTCTTTCTGATCTACCATAGTAGCCAATACCAGGCTAGTCACATCTATCTTGTCGGTAATTAGTTTAGGTTCTTCTATGTCCTCCTCATCCCATACTGAGACATAGATAGAGTTATCTAGCCCTCTTCTGAACCACTCCA